CTCTGGGCGTAGTTCAAGAATCGGCGGTTGCCCGGCTTGAATCCGACGGTGGCGGCGATGACCGGCTTGTCCCGGCCGATTCGCCCTGCCTTGCCCTTGTTCGTGTACCGCCCGGAGCTGCCGTAGTGCCGGAATCCGCCCTCGAGCAGGTGGAACACCCGCTGACGTCCCTTGGCGCGTGCCCCGCCCTTGCGCCCGTACTGGACGCCGAGCCGGACCACCAGGGGAGCCGTGGGACCAGCCCCGCCGCGGCGCACGTCAAACTTGGTCGCCGCCGCAATCGCTCGCCGGTGCAGCTTGCGGCCGCGACCGGGTGCGGAGGTGGCCACGGCCTTCAGCGCCCGTGCGTGGGGCGACATGGCCCGGCGAATGCCGTTCTTGCGGGCGCGCTCGTTCAGCCGTTCCGGGAGCTTCGCCAGCGCCTCGCGCACGGCCCGGTCATCGACCGTCAGACGGACCTGATTTCGGCGCTGAAAGAGGTTCACGGGATGACCTCCGTGGCGAGCACGCGCAGCCGCTTCCTGCGTCCGGCGTCGGGGTCGACCACGCTCGACACGTTGAACTCGCGCCCGCTGAGCAGCAGCCGGCATCGGGCCGTGAGCGACGGGTGGTAAGCGGTCTCGATCTCGAGGTCGGTACGGACGGCGACGCCCATATCGTCGATGACCTCGCGCTGCGACGGCTTGATCATGCCGCGGACGTAGCCGACGGTCGACCACGTGATCGTCGCCTGCCCGACGGCGTCGGCGGCGGCGGTCGGCGCCTGCACCGTGAAGATGTCGCGCCAGAAGCCGCAGCCGGCCATGGGTCACCTATCCGATGCTGTTGTCGGAGTGCATCCGACGAATGGTCTGAATGAACGGATGCGGCTCCGGGGTGACCGCATCGTCGCCTCGGAACGCCTCGAGGTGGCCGACCTGCAGGCGGACGGCCATCCACTCCTCCTCCGTCATGTCCTCCGGTGCGCGACCGGTCGCCGATTCCCACGCCGAGAGAGCGGCGCGGAGCCCGGCGGCGATGGCCGGATCGTCCTCGTTGTGAGGCTTCTTCAGCCAGGCGCGGAGGTCGATGAGGTTGGTCGGGATCGCGCTCATGGCACCTCAACCGGGAGGGTGGAGCCGAAGCCCCACCCTCCCGAGCTGCATGGAGGAGGATTGATCAGGTCAGCGTGATCTTGAACTGCGTCACCGCCTTGGCGCGGGTGATCTTCGAGTTCGCGAACACCATGCCCTGGAACTTGACGCGGCCGGTGCCGGCGAGGGTGATCTCGTCGCGGATGAGGCCCATGTTGCCCCACTCGACGCACGCGAACGCCTCGCGGATGTTGCCGAACACGAGCGGGGTGTTGTTGCCCGCGGCCGTGATCTTCGCCGGCGCCCAGGGCGCGACGTAGACCGGGCGGCCCATGAGGGTCTGGCCGGCGGCGCCCGTCAGACCAGCGTCAGCCGACGGCTGGAAGATCGGCACGTTGCTGCCGGACGCTGCCTTCAGGCTCGCGATGGCGGCGTAGGCGTCCTGCGACATGACCCACACCGACGATCCCCAGTACTCGCTCGGGAGCGAGCGGTAGCGGATCTCGGTCAGCTTGTCGACCGTGAAGGCGGCGTCCCACGCGGTCGCGCTGGCCGCGGCCGACGCCGTCACCTGGTTGGTGGCGGTGTCGTTCACGAACAGGCCCTTCGGCTGGTTGCTGCCGGAGCCGAGGGTGTAGCCGTACTCGAGGCCGCGCGCCATCTGCCGCTGCAGGTGGTCGACCACCTCTGCCTCGACGTCGAAGTCGGCCTGCTTGATGAGCCAGTGGCTCACCTCGCTCTTCGGCAGACCGCCGACGGGCGGGAGGTTGACCTCGGCGTAGTCGCCGTCGTACGCCTGCGCGACCGAGCTCGCCTCGGTGGTCCAGAACTGGGTGACCGCGGCGCGGGTCTCCTGGTTGTTGTAGCGGAGCGTGACGTTGCCGCGCGCACCGGTGCGGAGGTCGGCGAGGTTCCGGACCACGGTGCTCGCGGCCAGGTACTTCATGATCTCCTGCTCGTAGAGCTTGGGGACCAGCACGCCCGAGGCGCTCGAGGTCAGCAGCTCGCGGGTCTCGGGGGCCCGGCCGCCACGGCACCACGCGACGAACTGGTCGCGGTATTCGCGGCTGTCGCGCCACTCCTCCTGCTGCTCGCGGCGCTCGGCCACGCGCTTGGCGGGGGTGGCGGCGACCTGCACGCCGGCGTCCTTGGCGAGCAGCGCGGCGCGCTCCTCGACCATCTCCTCGATCTGAGCCCGCAGCTCAGCGTGCGCGTCCGTACCGGCCTCGACGGCCTTCTCTGCGTCCCGAAGCTCGGCGAGCTTCAGGTTCATCGTCCTGATGTTCACGGTGTTTCCCTTTGTGATGATGGTGGGTGCGGGCTGCGACCGAGCCTCGGCCGAGGTGCCCGCGTAGGCCCCGACCTCAACAAGTGAGATTTCCCGCAGGTCGACGCTCTTCAGCGTGCGGTCCCTGCCGGACCATTGGTCGCCGCCTTCCGGAACCCGGAAGCCGAACGACATTTCCGAAACGACGCCGCGCTTGACCAGGTCAAGGATGTCCTGGTCGCGCTGGCTCTCCCCGAGCGTCGCCGTGTACTTCAGGCCGCGCTCGTCGCTCTCGAGCACGAGCGTCCCGCTCTTGGTGTTCGCGATGATCTGCTTGCTGTCGTGCATGAACCAGAGGGACGCGCCCTTCTGGATTGCCGCGTTGAATGCGCCGGGCGCGATCTGCTCGCGGAACTCGCCGCGCGAGCCCATGAGCGGCTTGCTCCAGCTGTTGTAGAGCGCCGCGTAGCCGGTCAGGGTGCGACCCTCGACCGTGCCGATGGGTGCGGAGCGGACTTCAAGCATTCGGGTCCTCCTGATCCGCCTGCTGGTCTCCGGCCGGGTCGGTGATGCCCGAGATGACCGGCGCGGGCGTGTCGAGGCCCTCGACGGGCGGAAGGCCCATGCGCCGGCGGGCGTCGTTGGGCGCAAGCACGCCGACCTGCACGAGCTGCGCGTAGGCGCGGCCGGCGGTGCGGAAGTCGCCGATGGTGATGGGCGTCAGGTCCGTGCGGAGGGTCTCGCCGGGCGCGAGAAGCTTGCGGGTGATCTCGGTGTCGATGCCGGCGACGAACGGCGCCAGGCAGTGCGTGACGTAGGCCTGCGCGACCTCGGGCTGGCTGCGTCCCTCGCCCTGCCACAGCAGCTGCGGCGGGATGCCGAAGGCGCGGGCGACGTCCTCGACGCCCATGCGCTTGGCGTCGAACAGCCGGCTGGCGGCGTCGGCAGCGAGCTGCGCCGCCTTCATGCCCTCGCCGAAGAACGCGGGCGTGGCGACCTTCTCGCCGCCGTAGTGCTGTTCCGCCCACTTCGTCCGCATCTGGTCGCGGGCGTTCGCCGTCAGTGGCCCGGGGTGTTCCACGGCGAGCTTTCCGACAAAGCCGGTTTTCGCGAGTTCCTCCGCAACCTGGTCGAGGATGGCTTGGGTCGACAGGACGCGGCGGCACTGGATAACGGGAGACACCCCGAGCCACGGCGAGAGGGGATCGGTGAGGGCGCGAATGTGGATGAGGTTTGCGTCATCCACCGCCCGGTCGTTGATCTTGTAGCGCGCCTGCGTCCCGTTGAGCTCGACGGTGACCGCGCTCGAGTCGATGGGGTCCAGGGCGACCGGCGCGCCAGTAGTGAGGTCGCGGCGGATGAACAGGAAGCCGTTTCCGTGCGTGAGCGCGCTGGTGGCGATCCACCGGCGCAGCTCGAAGCCGCTGAGGAACGACGCGCTGTCACCCTTCAGCAGCTCGACGGCCGGCGAGTCCTCGACCACGGAGCCGTCCCGGCGCGTGACCGTCATGTCGAGCCGGGCCGAGTCGGTGGCGATCAGGTTGATCGCCCGCACGATGGACGGCACGCCGAGCAGGTCGACGCTCAGGTTCTGCAGGCTCGACGTATCGAACACCACCACCGCGTTGGTGGTGAACGAACGGAAGAAGCGGCCGAGCCACGACGCCATCCCGCCATGTTCGGGCAGTCGCCGCGCGATTCAAGGGGCGCGGCAGACTCGCAGCATTCACGGAATGCGCGCGGCGTGAGATTGTGCAGACCGAGAGAATGCCGAGCGCGTACTAAAGAAACAGCCACCTGTTTGGTGGCTGCCCGGGCCCCTGCCCTTCAATCCCGACGCGCGCTTCGCGTCCGCCGTATGCGCCGATGGGGGTCATCGGGCGATTTCCTGAGTGGAGTCTACACCAGGTTGAGGTGCATCGGTCAAAACCCGGGCTGTGATTCGTACATGCTGCCGCCCATGATCTCGAGGTCGTGCAGGACACGGGCGGCCATGACCTGCGCGGTGACTGCGTCGATGTTGCTCGTGCTGCGCTGCTTGACGGGCATCGCAAGCCCCGTCAGGCCCACGTAGAGCCGGGCGGACGCCAGGCACGCCCGCAGCACCGGGTCGGGCCTGCACCGGACGCGCTCCGAGCGAATCCAATCGCTCCAGATCGCCCAGCCGCCGCCCATCCAGACGATGGTCTGGGGGGCCTTGTGCCACTTCCAACCGTGTTTCCGCTCCATCTGGGCAGCCCACGCGGACGCCTTGCCGACCGGGTCCGCGATGAACGCGCGGATCTCGAACCGCCGGCAGATGTCGACCAGCCGCGCCTCGACGGCGTCGAAGTCAATCGTCGGGCCGCCGCAGTTGGTCAGGTGCCCGTCAGCCACCCACCGGCTGAGCGGCTGCCGCGTCCGGCGCTCGTCGTGCAGGATGTCCGTCCCCGCCCACCAGTGGTAGCCCTGCGTGTGGATCTTCGCACCGTCCCAGACGGCCACGCACATGCTCGTCAGGTCGCACTGGCTGCCCTGGGCGAATCCGCCCTGGCTGAAGTCGACCGCCACCACGCCAGGCGCACCGGCGAGCATCTCCCAATCCTCGTCCACCGAGACCCGGTCGAGCAGCTCGAGCGGCAGCGCGCCGGCGAGGTCATCGGTAAATGTCGCGAGCTCCTGCAGCCAGGTCTCCTCGCGCGCCTTCGGGTCGGCGGTCGCCAGAGCGGTCCGGATCTTGGTCCGGATGTCACGGATCGACACGAGCACGCCCGCCGAGGGGTTCGCGTGCTGCACCGCGACGTCCGAGTCCGGCTCGTCATCCGCGTCCATCCCCCAGAGCAGCGCCCACCAGCCCTCCGGGAGCGGCTCCCCGCCGTCGAGAGCGACCTCGCAGGCCTGCCAGTACGGCCAGAGCTCCCTGCTCTTCTGCTCGCGGTCCGGTGTTGTGATGAACAGCATCTGCCCGGACGGGGTCTTGGTGACGCTCGACATGGCCCGCAGGATCGCCGCGTCCATGCGCGCCGCCTCGTCGGCCACCACCAGCCGAGGCGTGATGCCGTCCATGGCGTTGTCCGTGCACGGCATGGCCCGCAGGGTCGCCTTGCGGTGCTCCACGAGCCCGACCGAGGTCGCCCCGCCGCCGCCCACGAACCGCCACCGCTCCTCGCCGCGGTGGAGCTTGTGGATGCGCCCGTGGATGATGTTCGCCTTCTCTTGCTGCGTGGCGACGCACGCGCACTCGAGGTCATCACCGGTCGACAGCAGCCACTCGAAAAGATGCGTCACCAGCCCGGTCTTGCCGCCGCCTCGGGCCAGTGCAATCAGGAGATATCGCGTCGCCGGGGTCCCGTCATCGGACCGCCGGCGAGCGAGGAGGACAGCCAGGGCGAAGAGCTGCCACGACATCAGCTTCAGCCCCATGACGGTCATGCGCTGGACGCACGCGTCCAGCTCGGCCGGGTTCCACGCCACCCCGTGCGCCGGCGGGTCCGACCGCTCGGCGAGGTACCTCGACGCCGCCGCCCGGATGCGACGCGGCGCCGGCACCGTACCGTCGACGCATCCACGGGCGTACTCATCCGCCCGCGCCAGTGAAGCAGATGCTTCAGCGGGTGTATGCGCCGCCGCCACCGATGAAGCATCTAGGGAGCGGTCGCATACTGGATCGGTACTGGGTGCCTGTGTGGATGGTTCGGATTCGACGGTCCCACAACGCGCCTTC